ATTATCCCATGAGCCAAACGATTCACACTGTTCGGCCAGTTGTTTAATTCGTTCGTTCATCATTTTTTCTTTATGGATGACAGTAGCAGAATCGTGAATAGCATCAGCGTGAAACTTCATGTATGTGATGTAGTATTTTGGGTGTTCGTTCATAGTTCAACTCCGAAATGTTCTTTAATCTTGGTGTTCATTGAAATCCTTCATATCAGTATGGCCATGGATCGCATAGAATTGTGCATAGGCCCAACCTTTCCTAAAACCATAGTATCGTGCATCTGCCAGTTTCAGACCCTGATCTGTCATTGGTATCTGATACGATTCGGCATCACGGAATGCATTATGTATTACCTTTTCATCTCCTACGATTTTCACTCGCTCAATCTCATTTGCTGCCTCTTCTAATAGATCAGCAATTCTATCAGGTGTACCTTCTTCGACAGACTTCCGACCAGGTATCTGCCTACGTATCTCGGCACGTTTTCTCAGTCTATACACCAAATCATTTTCATCGGTCATTTTTTATTCCCAAACGATACGCCATAACAAAATACTATAAATGTCCATATCATCAAAATCATTAGATTATAAATCATTTCACTCATGGATCATTCCCAAAATACGTAGACCTATTCCGAAGTGTGGAGCCCGCCGTTTCCAGTCCAAAGTAGTTCATAATACACTCATACGGATCATGGTTCTCTTTCAGCGCAATCTCCGCACACTTTCGGATAATCACTTCAGCAAACTTTTCCCGCAACTCTTCTTGATTCCGTTGCCAACCATACGTTTTCTTCTCGCATAGTTTATGTGCCTCAAATACCAGTTCTCTTAGATTATCGTTCATAAAAACTTTTTACCCGAATCGATGCCGAAATGTTCTCTTATCTTCGCAGAGTATGTAGACGCCGGTTCCCGATGGTCAACACCATCTTCTACAACATCAGCACAGACTTCTATGATTAACCTAGCGAACTCCAGATTAAACTTCCGAGTATCATAGGTACCATTCTCTCGACTCTGGACTTTTGCCTGCGCCTTTTCTGCCAGTATGTTTATGTACGGTTCGTCAATCATGGTAAACTCTTTCTATGGTGTGTACAGTGTGACCAACATAGCGCACAACCCGATGCTTTGAATCGTGCTATACGCCTCAGTGTATAATAATCAATCATAGTATATTCTCAGTGAAATGTCAAGTGTCTCAGAAGTCCTCATCTTCAGGATTAAGTTCAAGATCAAACATTTCCACAATATCGTCAATTGCTGCCCACTTCAGCGGATACCCTGTTTCATCACGTTCCAGTGTATCATGGTCATCTAGTGTCTCACCGATTTGCCGAAGAATTAATATGGCATCATACATTAACTTCAGATGATACGTGGACTCAACGTGTAACCAATGACTTCTAGATTTGGGTTGTTTAGGTTTTGACTTTTTGCTCATTTTTACTCCAAAAAAAATTCTGGCGCACGTTTTTGGCCAGGAAAAAAATTTGATGCCGCGTTAATGACCGCATTAAGGTTGCTTTTGAATAGCATGTTCCTTCTAGCGTTCAGTACCGTTTAGTGGCCAATTGTTGTTTTGACACCACGTGCCTAGGCCTTCGAACCTCTTTAGCCCTCCATTAGTAGTGATATTGCCACATCATCTTTGCCGAACTCATTAATCACGTATTCGACCATGTCTGGTGTTAGGCCAGTGGCCTTGGAGATTCTAGCAATTGTGGCACCATTGGCCCACAAGTCTAAAACATTATTCACCTGGCTTTTCATTTTGCTCATTGGGTACCACCTTATTGTAAACTGTAATTGGACCGTTGAGGCCCACCGCAGGACGGAGGCCCCATTCTATGCTTAAATCCTCATCTCCAAAGAACGCTGCCTTGGCTTGTTCTATTTGTTCTGCTGTAAACTTGGCTTTAGCCATATACTTGCTCCACATTCTTATGATCTAATATTACGGTTTCACGGATTGCACTGTACACTCGCATTGGTGTGTCCAGTCTCACATGGTGGTTCACTGCACCACCGTAGCACACTCTGGATAATGTCACGGTACCTACCACTGGGAACTCATCCAGGTACGTGCCTCTTACTCTCATGCCCTCTAGGACCCAACTCATATGTACTCCTCTTAGAAATGACCTATACACTTATGGCCAGTGAACTTACTCAGAAGGTCACTCTTTGGATAACCCATAGAGGCACCACTTGTACCTGCTTGGAATGTCTTTGTTTTCTTCGCACCCATGATTACCTTTGGTGCTTTACGAGGTTTAACCACTGTGACAGGAACGGTTGACCAGAGGTTAACCCTGACTATTTCTGCACCTGCTTCGGATTTACTGAATTGTGCTTTAATCATTCTATTCACCTTACAGTTTAAACGATTTAATCGCAGCAGCAACATCGGTCACAGCAAGGTTCAGCACTCTAGCCATAAACTCAACTGGAATGTTCTTGGAATTCATCTCTGATATTGCATTCAAATACTCTTTACGGATAATCATATTTTCTCCATTAAGTCATTATCATTAACCACACAATCATTATACCCAACCTCGGCCAGATTGTCAAGTGTTATTTGCGGTAAACGTTCAAACATAAAGTGCATCCCAAATAATGTAGGCACCACCGATAATAGTGGCAATCACGAACACAACCTCAATCATTTCCATTTTATTAACCTAACGTAGTTGGTGTAGGGGTTATCAAAATCGCTATTACTACTAAAACCGCAAAACATTCTAAAATAAACATTTCTTTCTCCTTGATTAATTTCTCACTATGGAATCATTATAGCGCAAATCGGTAGGAATGTCAAGTGGTTTCGGTGGCGTTGCGGAAATACAACGGAAGTGGCCTGGGCGTGGCCTGGGTGCGAGGCGGCAGGCACCTAGGCGTGGCCGGGTCCTCGGAAATAAGGATCCGTGGTGGCATGCGATAAATAGACCCTTTGGACGTAGTGCGTTTGCAATGGTTATTTTGTGACCGTGCGGTAATGTCTCTATGCAATATAGTGCATTATACCATGAATTGATCTAATGGACTCAGTATTGCGGTAATTGCCTCTATAGGATATTGATTGACTAATTCTTCCAATTGGTCTGTACTATACAGTGATATTCCATTACTCTGGACATACTTGATTGGTAATGGTGGGCAATTGAAGGTACAGCCTCTTTCTAGCATTTTCTTTAGGATTTTATACTCTTCTCCTATTACTATATTGGATTGGAGTATTCTCTCGGCTATATTCTTTCTCTGGTTTATTTTCTTTTCTATTGTTTGGATCCATTCTTCCATGTGGACTGGTGCTAGAAAATGGATATGCGTATAGGATTGGCTGGATTCTTTCCACTGCCCTATGATAAAGTATTGGTTACGCCAACGGGTAATGTGCTTATCGGAAAAGTCTCTTGCCGTGGATACTGTCGTGGTTGTGGTAGATTTTAATTCGTACTTATTATGGTTGTGGTCGGTTGCATCACATACACCTCTGGAATGAATGGAATACTTGATTAAATTGAATTGGGCGATTAGGGCATCTTCCCTATGATCATCTTGGATTGGCATCTTTGGTAATTAACTTGTTCCATTTATTGGCAAAGCGCATGACATCCTTACCTACCTTGAATAGATCCTGCTTATACACATAGGCAATGGTGGCTATTTCGGAATCTATATTGGTATCAGGTAGTGTGGCTAACTTACCAATATACTCTATGGATTCGGTGTAGGTACGGGTTGTGAATTTAGGCATAGGATTCTGTCATACGTTCACGGTATTCGATAAACTCTACATCCTCATATACCAACTCAAAGAACATTTCCAATAAGTCCATATCATCCAGTGCTAGGTATACTGACGTTCTAACATTATTGGTCAGGCGGAATTCTCTATACACCTCACGGAATCTGTCCAAATTATACTCTTCGACAAATTCTTCGGCCTCTCTCAGTATCTCATATGCATTCATTCTGGTTCTCCTGGTTGCTTCAGTATATCTCACGTTCAAATATATCATAGTCCACATTGGCACAATTATTACTAGCGGCCAATTCGTCGGCATACTTTACCGCATTCTTATAGTTGGCAAATACACGTTGGACGGTATCACCCTCATAGGCAATTCGTTCTACCACAATGAATATTTTCTCTAACATTATACACTCTCCAAAGATTGGTAATTATTTACGGCCGCATTGAACTGGTCCAACGCCTCATAGTATTCGGTCTCATAGAACTTTAGGTTCTTTTTGTGGATACCTGTACCGATATCTAATTCGTAGGTATACTCACCAGTACGCCACAGGATTACTCGCTCATTCTTGCCATTACGGCCGTCAGTAATATATTGGATCATTATGCAGTCTCCTTCATTTTTGCTACGGTGGACTCGGCACAATTACGGGCATTGGTGAATGCATAATCATCCGATATCTCATGGAAGGATGCTACTCTTGTCCATCCCATGTCATTGTATTCTACGAACTTTTGGACAATCAGATTATGTCCGTCAATAATGATTCGGACATTCGGTCCGTATTCACTGTAAATTCTAGTCATTTGGTTCTCCTTAATTTCTCACTATGAATACAGTATAACTGGATTCGGTAGGATTGTCAAGCGATTTTGGATTTTCCGTATATTAGCATCATGATATCAAGGGCACAATCGTCTATAGGATTGTGCTTGGTCACGTCCACATCATAATTGAACTCAGGATGGTCCACCGTGCAGTATCCATTGGTGGCACCTGTCAGGAAATCTATTGCCGTTCTGACATCACGCCAACGTGGGTACGGGAAAATCGGCTCAGTACCTACCTTGTGCTCTATTGAATGCAGCATTACACCATCGAGGGATCCACGTGACCACACATAGGACTTATTGTCTTTTTTACTACTCGCCCAGGTGCGTAGGGTGTCCAATCCTTCCTCTACAGGTACGTCGGTAGGCGATGGTATCAGTGACATGGTTCGGGCGTTTAGGCATTGTTTATCCCACCAGGCGATGGTATCCTTACTGATTCTCCTGTTCAGTCTGGTGGCTTGATCCTTTACGTCCAATTTGATGAATAACGCCGACTCCTTCAACTCTTTATAGGTCGGGTTGGTCCGTGGATCAAAATGGATACAGGCCATGGAGAGAATCACGGAATCGGATTCTACTCCTAGGGTTTCAACGTCAAACATGAACATAAGATTACACCTTTGCGTAGGGTTTGTTCCACTTACCAATATTCACTGACACATACCAACCCACGTTAAAGTAATCGGATTGTGAATCTGACTTATCCCAATTACCATCGTTCATTGCAGGAATCACCTCAGCAAGGAAGGCACGTGTACGACCCTCAAAATGATTTTTGTAGTGGTATGGATTTACTTGAATACCGAATTTTGCAGCATCTTCCGTATTACCATAATCCTTGTACATATCAAGGGCACCTTCTTTGATATTCAGCACCAGTGTGGAGTGGTGATTAACTGCCAAAGAACCTTTGACTTTGTATTTTTTCAGAATTGCCTTGACTTTCGGTGCAATCTTCGCTTTTAATTCTTGGGATACGTATGCCATAATATAATACTCCTTATAGATTAATTTGTAGGTCAAGCGGTGTGGACTTCATTTTCGCATTGTACATGTGGTAAGTGCGACCTAGACCTTTGATACCCTCACGGATACACTGTTCTAGTGCTTCCTGGACAAAATAGTTAATTGATGCATTGTCGCCAACGCCACGCTTGATTTGTGCTTTGGTGGTAAAGAATGACACACCATTCACAATAACTCGGACTTTGTTTTTCATTACTTTCTCCTTAATTCTCAATCGATATACGTATGGTACATGGAAGCGGTAGGATTGTCAAGCGGTATTTTATGCTAACAATTCATCTTTGATAAATTCACGCATAACATCTTCAACATCATATTCGGTGATATTCAAGCGGGCTGCTATTTCTTTCGATGGTACATCAGCAAGAATCATTGTAAAAATGGACTTTGCTTCACTGACGGTCACTTCGTCGGTGAACAACTCAAACTTTTCATTACTCATTTATTTCTCCTATTTCTTAATCAATACACATATGGTACATGAAAACGGTAGGATTGTCAAGCAGGAGTGGTGTTGTATTTTTACAACAAATGGTAGGTTATTTGAGAGGGATAATATACTTGCTTTTTATGCAAATATAGTCGGTACGGTCATGAAATAGGATGCCGTTAGCATTTTTGCAATGTTCGGAGTGTTGGTGCCAGGTGTAGTATGACTCGGCAATGAAAATCGTTCCAAGGAGCAATAGTGCTGCCCACATACCAACAACTAATTTATTTTCGTTCATCATTACCCTCAACACAATACCCACCTTTGAACTCATAAACATTGGAATCCACGCGGACTTGCTCATAAATTTGATTGTCAACACATTTGAAAGGATCACGATAATTCTGTGACCAATAGAATATACCGTAACCTATACCTGCTAGTACCATTAGAATAGGAATATACTTCAGGTACTTCACAATACCTGGCATCATCTCCAAAAACTGAGGTAAGAACTTTAACAGGTCTTTCATTTTTTCTTTTTGGCCAACTTATCTTTTGCTATTTTAGCGGCACGTTCCAGTGCTTCTTTCTGGTCTTTTTCTTTCTTTGCCTTTTCATGTGCCGCTGCTATCTTAGCACGGTCCTCATCGGCCTTTGCTATCATGCCTTTGAACATCAACAGGACTCTACCCTTCTCACGTTCGGCAATGATTCTAACGGCCATTAGTTTACCCTCATAGGACTTGGCCTCTTCGAGAAAACCTTCAGGTACCGCTAGTTTTTTCTTTTTTGGTTTGTGTGCCTCAAGTTTTGATTTGAGGTCGTCGGCATCATCGGTCATGCCATATTTATTAAGTTTGACCTAACTCAACTTCAACATAGTGCCTCTTTGCATCTTCAATCAATTTCAGTTGTTTGATACGGTCCTCTAATACACCAATGGTCGTATTGAAATGACCTGTACCTTCGGTCTCTGGTTTGTAATAGAATCTCCGAAGGGTTTCCACTTCAGTTTGTAGTACCGCAATGTACTCTTCACGACTGGTAAAAAATTGTCTCATGATAACCCCTATTTAAGTGGAACTGATTGTTGTGGACGGATCCATTCACCTGCACCCTGGAGGTCTTTACCTGCACCCGTCAGTATGCCAGAGGTGGTATTACATGCCGCCAATAATAGCAGCATTATTGCCAATACGATTTTCATACTAATCCTTTAATAAATTTAGTTGTGACCATCTGCTCAAATAGAACGGCAGCAAGTCCACATTTGTTAGAGGTACCTCTCATCTCACGTGCCGACATTTTCTCATGCCGACCCCATATTACATCAACGCCTTTTATCGACTGGTCCGAGTTACACATTTCGGTAGTACCCTCAAAGTAGGTACAATCTTTGCAGAATTTCATTTTGCTGTTATCTCCTCTCCAACGTTTTGTATTGCGGTGCCCGCATTTATTACCTTGTTACCTATTTCTTTTTGCGTGTAGGTAGACAATATGAAAAGGGTTAGGGCAACAATAATAACTGTTTTCATGATACACCTGTCCAACGAACACGGTCAATATAGGATGCTTGATCAAACACATTACCACGCACAAAATTACGGGCAGGTGCTTTCCAACTTGCGGCACGCCATATATTACCATTCTCTTTCTCAACAAAGCAGAATGTGGAACGACTACCGCCACCAGAAATGGTGTCAATTCTCACATACTTTTTACCTGGCGCAAACTCAACGCCAAACTTATCTTCGGTGCAATCTATATCTTTAAGGAACTTAGCATAGTCTGCCACAATTACATCTTTCAAACCAATAAGGGCCGTAGCCAATTCATTGCTTACGTTCATATTATTTCTCCATAAGAAATTGCATCTTCATCATAACTATTTGCGGCTCGCATTCTTTCTTCGTGCTCGGCATACAATGCATCCAACACCGCATCAGCATCAAATTCCTCATCTACACCTAATTCGGCCAGCATACTTGCCAATTCATCAATTTCTTCTTTCTCTGTCAGTGCCACAACATTCTCCTCGTTTTTTAGTACAGTGCTCATAATATACCTCCACGCTAGGTTTGTCAAGTAGTGTTTTATTATCAAATTGAAACAACCGCAGGATCGGCTTGTACGCTGTTTTCTTTTGCTTTGATGATGGCAATAGCGTCCCGTATTTCAGCCCAGTCCTCCCGCTGCCGGTACGTGCCAATGTAGAATCCACGTATGGTATCTAACCCACGTATTGTGTCTCGGTCTGAAACATAGATAAAATCATAAGTGAAACCTTTTGTTCTCTTTCTGATAACAAAGTCTTGGAACTCTTGATAGTTACCAGCAACAACAAAAAGTTTCAAATTTGACCATTTCTTCATCAGTTATCCTTTTAGAAAGCAATACTTGGCGGCACTAATCCATATACTCATGGCAACATATGAAACAATCATAGTCAAGAACATTAGCAGGATGGTACCAGTGCCCAACAATAATTTTACCATTATGCCTCCGCACAATAGCCAGCATCAATCAAGGCTTTTGCAGTCCGACCGTATGATCCTTGCATTTTCCAAGCCATACCTGAGGTAATCAATTCTTGAAACAAATCAATAATGCCCTCTTCATCCAATTCGCCTTGTTCGTAGGCGATAACTTGATTTAATATAGACATTACTCTGCTCCTTTAAAACCTAGTTCAAATTCCATCATTAACATCTTAGCGATATTAATAAATTGACGGGCCGATTCTTTTGAATCATACTCAATCATCTCCTGTGCATCGGACAGATAACTCGCAACTACCATACCTGGGCCCGACAACCTAAACGTAATTGAATCTTTTATTGATTCTAAAATATCAGCCTTTGAGGCACCGTATGCCTGCAACTCCCAATTTAAATCACTCATATAAACTCCTATTTAAATACTATCAGTGCTAACAATATGCTGTTAAAGAAGAAACCCACAGCATTACTTATAATATACAGTTTGTCGTTTCTACCTAACGCACGAATCAAGAACAAGAACAAACCACTCCAGACCATCAACACCATACTAACTGGCGGAAGTCTATCGTTATAACCTAGAATCACACCAATACTTGTCGGAAGTGTCGCAGCATGTATTAGAACCATACCAACCCAACCACACAATTCACTCAAATCGAACTTACTATTTTTTGCTTTCATTTCAATCTCACTTTCTATACTTACAGTATAGTCGGAATCGGTAGGATTGTCAAGTGGTTTGAATTTGTTGTAAAAAAACGACACCGAAGTGTCGTTTTCTGTTATCTATTTGGAAACTTTCGCTTCCTCCATAGTGATTTACGTTGTTTTTCTTGCATCTTTTATCTCTCTGATAATACGGACTTGTGTATCTGGCACCACATGGATTCTAGCACGGAACATAACAGCATCCTCTGTAACCTGTTCCTGTTGTGTGAATTCTATCATCTTCGACTCAAACAATTTTTCTGCTATCTTACCAATCAATATTTTTTTGATCCCATGCTTAACATCTTCAGGATCGCATTTAGATGCAAATATTTCTGCATGTGAAACATGGTATGAGGCAGTTATTGTTTCACCTTGAATTTGGTGATCAATAAAACTGTCGCTGACATTACTGCCGAATGAAGTTTGACTAAACATGCCACTACCACCACCGCCACCAACACCAACTGGTATCGTATAAATTCCTGTGTCTGATTTTGGTACTTGAAATGTTGAATGTTTAGCCATCATAACTCCATAATATATTTGGTCCAGCGTGTAGGAATCGAACCCACATTAAAGGAGTAGAAATCCTCTGTATTATCCATTATACTAACGCCAGTTAGATTGAACCACCAGGTCCGTCTCTAGGTTTATCAACTTCAGTCTTGCGCCATTGTTCTGTATCAACAGGTTCACCTAAATGTAATGATGTTAAACTTTCCTCTGCACCAACATATCCTTTGAGAAATGTATTGAATGACAGGCTAATTCGTGTATCGGTGCTTTCTGTTGGTTCTACCATATGTGTCAAGTATGATGGAAATAAAACTAAATCACATGTACCAACATTGAACCACCACGACTCTGAATTGAAATGGTTGAAATTGTTTGTTGGTAATACTATGCGCCTGTAACCACTCTTGAAAAAATAGATTTTATCTTTTTCTGGATCTGCATTGATGTACATAACACCTGAGATATAACTATTTGGATGCTCATGCTTATGATGAAACTCACCTGGGTGAGTGTAGTTCAACCATGATTGTGTAATGTATGCTTCGACTGGATTAAATGGCGATTCTATATTACTCATGTAATAATTAACATAGAATTGAATAAATGATTTTAAACTTGCCATTGCAGGATCATTTAATATGTATCGATCCACACTCGTTGTGTTACCTGTGTTCTTGGTTACATTCAAGGCACATTTTTGTATGAGAGCAACTTCTCCATCGGTGTATTTTCTAGGCAGTTTGGCAAAAACTAACGGTGTAGGAAACAACTGATTAACAGTTGGTTCTGGATACATCGTGATTGTGCTTTTCTTTACCTGTTCGACCGTATCAATTACTTCACTGGTCTTTTTCTTTTTTGTTGACATTTTCTTCTCTTTCAATATCTAACCATAAATATGTTGCTGTTTCATCAATCACTCGTTGCGACCACATTTCCTCATTTTCAAGGACTGGCATATTATATTCATCAGACAACCATGGTTTGGTGTTAGATGAGATAGTCATATACTGTACTTTCATACATTACATGGTACATCATTCGCTTCACGATGTCAACTCTTTGAGTGGTATTCTTTGCACCCATCACTACTATTACCTGATGGCGTATTTGATTTTTTACCTGTTGTTCAATTAATATAGCAACACAAAAACCTGCAGGATCAGTGTATCCAGTTTTACTCAATAATATAGAATCAAACTCATGAAGCAGGACCTTGTTAGTATTACTTAGTACAATTGGTCGTTCTTTGCGTTTGACTTGGATCAAAATAGTTGATTCTTTTTTGGTAGATATGTGTCTAATCTGTGGGTAGTATGCTGCACCTACTACCAAATGTGCCACATCATTGGCAGTTGATACATTACCACTATTCAGTCCAGTAGGATCATTGAAGTGTGTATTCTTTAAACCCATCAGCATAGCACGGCTATTCATAGCAGATATAAATCTATCACGACCTCCAGGGTAATCTGCCGCAATTGTTTCTGCTGCACCGTTATCTGATCTGATTAGCATGGCATGAAATAGTTCACCACGGGTATACTCACGGCGTGGTAATTTAGAATCTGCTTTATTGCTCAGTGTCAGCATTTTGTCCATATCTGTATTATGCTCTAGTGCCACAATTGCCGTCATCAATTTGGTGATGCTGGCCAGTCCACGAACACGGTCAACACTCTGTGCCTTAATAACTTGACCATACTCCAAATCTACATGCATAATAGACATGGTGTTTGTCGGAACAATTCGTTTGTGCTTTATTGTTTTCGCATCTGCCGATTGCATTATCAATAGAAATAACAATACAGCAAAAACTAACATCTCAACGATGGTTAGTTGTTTTGCATTGTACCAATTTTCTATGGCGTATCGGATGTTTATTAGTTTATCTTTTATATTCATACTACAATTATAGTCTGTTTTAATTTGTTTGTCAAGTTACCATTTTTCGGCACGTTGCCATGTATCATCAAAGTCTGCCGAATAGTCGGTAACATCGGGTATTCCTACCGCATAGTCATCTACACCTACCTCTTCCCAATCTAGGCCTTTTCTTATTGCGGTAGATATCCTGGAAGACTTTTCACGGGTTGCTGCACCCTCTGGTGTTTGATGATACTCGGTTAGTTTCTGTGAACGAACTGCCTTGTCCTCTTCAGTATGCTCTCGTACATTGCCACAAGAACGTGAACAATATGGTCCTCGTTTCTTGTGTGATACACCTCATCTAGGACAAGTTTTTTGAATTGACATGCATTAGAAATTATCAAGTGCTGGATCGTAACTATACATTTTATTTTTAGAAGATATTTTTTCCATTTTTTCCTCTATGCATTCACATAATAGATGCCCTAAGATTAAATGTCCCTCTTGAATTTGTGGAGTTTGTGTTGAAGGAACTGCCACGTAATAATGTGCCCATTCTTGCATCCATGTTGTTTTCATACCCGTGAGTGCAATATTAACACAACCTATAATTTTACCAACTTTCATTGCCTCAAGTATATTTTCAGATGACCCTGATGTGGACAAATATACTGCTACATCACCAGGACGGGCAAGTGCAGTGAGTTGTCGAGAAAAGATTTCTTTGAAATTATAATCATTACCAACGGCAGTAATTGTGGAGGTATCTGTAGTTAAGGCAATTGCGGCATATGGTTCACTTTGTTGTATAAAATGTCCAACCAATTCTGCCGCTAGATGTTGTGATTCTGCTGCTGAACCGCCATTGCCCATAAAGAATATTTTATTGCCTCGCTGTAGTGCTTGATAACATGCCTGTGCAGCATTTTTCAATTCTGTTAATGGTGGTGGCACAACCTTTGAACCGAACGTTTGCGGTTCATTTAAAATTAAATCCGATACCATTTTCTGGGTATTAGCCAGTTTATCACTAAAATTCATAATAACTCCTATGCTGATTCGATTAGTTCATCTGGATCACATGTGGTAACGAAATTGATAAATGCGACTGCCTCATCTTCATTCTCATAATATCTTATGATGGTCTGTGCTGTATATTTGGAAACTATCATTAATAAAATGTAGTGGTCACGATAGGTGGAGAACTTAATCCACCACCCATTGCGACTCACTGGATACCAAAATTTGGTTTTACTTTCTATTTCAAGCCTTAGTTTTGGCTGACTCACTTTTGACGATTTTCTTTGCATCTTCGGCCGCATTCTGGTTAAATGTTACTACCTTCTTTGAGTATGTAGTAAATTGATTATCCGTGATGGAATCGAAGTACGCTATAGTATTATCTATTAATTGTTTGTTAAAGTCAATGGTTTTCACTGCTGCTTCCTCTGCCTTACGGTTAAGATCATTAAATGTGTAAAATACTGGAAATTGTGGTTGATTTAAAAACATTGTAGTTTCCTTTTGTAGTTGAATTCGTTAATTAACATTTCCACATCCGCAGTGTTCTTTGGATTATGTGACGAAATATAGTATTCTATTTCGCTTAGTTGTGGTCTTATGAACCATTGTATCAGTTTTTTTAGCATTGTGCAACCCTCCTATGATATTATATAGCATAGAAATGCTGCATTGCAGTATTTTATTTAGTGATATCTGATATTTGAAGATTGGTCAAATGAGCACGGCGTATCTTGCACTGCACCCAATCATTGTAATAATGTGGAGATAATAAGGCATCTCTGGCAAATATCTCTTTTGTTTCCAGATATGAACATTCCGATTTAGTCTTACATAGGTGAAGGATAGTCCTTACGAACTTATCCTCACCTAGGATTGAGACATCTTCTTTAAGTGTTTCGTTGGAACCGTAATAGGTTTGCCAGTCTGAAGATTTTCGGATTTTTTTTCTTTTACCGTTGACTTGCTTGTAGCCAGCAGATGTAAAGTATTTGCGTCCAATATATTTCCGTCCTGTAATTGTATTTTCTATCATATAAACAAAACCAAAACTCATTCCGTCATCGATATACTCACTGTCACATAATAACCATTTCATAGTGGTTCGTCATCATCCTCTTCATCAAAATCCTCTTGTTCTAAGATAAGATACTCTCCACAAAATGGACATGATGAAGGATCACTTTCAGTATTTAATTCATCATACTGAATAGTGAATTCGGTACTACATGCTGAACATTGATGCTGAAGTCTAATCATCTTTACCACACTTTGCTTTCTTGGATTTACCTAGCGCACCCAGATCGGCAGTCCATACTTTTGGTTTAGCATTCTTATCTACACCTTTAGGCATAGGGAATGTAATACCTGTGCGTTTTTCAACTTCAGCAATTGATACTTGACCTAATGTGATATCAGTTGGTTGTGATTCTTTATGCTCATAGATGAATGCTAGTGCTTCGTTTGTTTGGGTGTCAATGACAATCTTAAAGAGAGCCGAAGGTACAACCACATTACTCTTACCAATCTTTTTAGCCGAAGGTATGTCATAGATATCTCCTGGAATAACGATGAGTTTATGGTTACGCTGTACTGCCCACGCACGGACATTTGATTCTAATTGTTTCCATACACCACGATTTAGATTAGGCAATTGTGGTGACATGTTGGTCATGAGAAATGATTCCCATTCTACTTGCTGATTGTATGATTGATCACCATCAGGTACCAAATGTCCTTGATCGTAACCAGTACCAGCATAATCTGTTGGTGATGCTTTCTTACCTAGTGGTAATGAATTGTCTGCAACGAATGCATTGGTACGTGCAATACAACCAAGTGCTGTTGTTGCATCGATTGAATATGATGCCCACACCGGAATCTTTGCTTGATTGTCGTGCATTGTAACATAACCACTGCGGCAAATTACTGTTGCATCTGGTTTAGTTACTGTTGGAATGCCATACGGTGCATGAACTGCACATTGGTCAATTGGTAGTGGTAATTTTTGGTCCCATGCGAATGATGGAACTGAGATGAATAACACCAATGCAAAAGAAAATAAATGTTTCATAGTCTACTCCTTGAAACTTTTATTTAGACAGATTATTTTCTCTGACAAATTGCATCTATTTTAAAATTCTTGAACTTCATCGAATAAGATAAACTGGATTTTGCCTGCTCACATGATTGTTGATCAGGAAACTCCATCGTCATCCGTGCCGGTTGGTCGCTTGGATCGTTTATGTGTACTGCTATTAGTATTAACAACCACATTATCGT